TCAAGAGAACCGCCGCGCCCTGCGTCAGGGTCGGCCCCCGAAGGAACTCCAGGACCTCGTACGGTAACCCATGGCTAAGAGCTATCAATTCCATATCGCCAGCGGCGGCACCGCTACGTTTGCTTTCAGCGAAATCGACGGCTACCTGTCCACCAGCCACCTGAAGGTGTACGTCAACGGCACGGCCACCACGGCGTTTACGCTGGACACCGCCACCAAGACGGTGACGCTGAGCACCACGCCCGCCGCAGGCGCGTCCGTCCGCATCCAGCGCGAGACCCCGTCCACACTGGCCGGGCGGATCACCGACTTCGTGGACGGCTCGGTGTTGACCGCGGAAGCGCTCGACAACGCCAACATCCAGAACCTGTTCATCGCCCAGGAAGCGGCGGACTCGGGCGGTACGGCCATGGGGTTGACCTCGGACGAGCTGGGGTGGAACGCCCAGAATGTGCCCATCGAAAACCTCGGGTTGCCTGTGGCGTCCAACGACGCCGTCAACAAGCAGTACGTTGACAACCTTGCGCTGGCAGCGGGGTTCAGCCTCGCGCCTGCGGCGGTCCCGCAGTCGTGGACGCTGATGCCCGCCGCGAACGACCAGACCACGTTCACGCTGAGCGTACCTACGCCGACCTCGGTCGATCCCAACATGTTCATCGTGCTGATCGACGGCGCGCTGCAATCTCCCAGTGCGTACACGATCACGGAAACCGGCGGCATCTACACGCTGACGCTGAACGCGACCGCGGGTGACATCACGACGGACTCGGTGATCCACATCCGCAACTTCGGAATCTCGCGGACCGTCTCGGGCAGCGTGAACACCGCGTTGATCCAGGAAGCTGCGGTGACGGCGGAGAAGCTCGCGCTGAACTCGGTCACGACCGACAAGATCCTGAACGAGCAGGTCACCGAGGCCAAGATCGGCTCGCTGTCCGTCACGGAAGGCAAGATCGGTGCGCTTGCGGTCACCGAAGCAAAGATCGGACCGTTGGCGGTCACCGAGGGCAAGATCGGGCCGTTGGCCGTGACCCCCGCCAAGCTCGCTGTAAGCGCCGTCGAGACGGACAAGATTGCGAACGCTGCGGTCACGCTGGCCAAGATCGGGTTCACTTTGCCGATCCTGCAAGAGAACGCAAGCGACACGCCGGTGGGGACCATCCGTGGGATTACCCCGGCCGCGAACGCTGGGTTCACCATTCCGGGAGCGAGTACCACCCGCTGGTTCGCGTTTGCGTTCCGCTACAACTCCAGCACCGGGGCCGTAGGCTCGGCCGTCCCCGCCTTCTACGCCGGACAGGCCACCGTTGCCGGTGTCAGCGGCTTCACCTGGGTCGGCTTCTGTGTCCGGGTCTCTTGAGGTAAACCATGCCACTCACAAAGATCTCCCCCCGGGTGACCTCAGGTCTCCTGAAGACGGCCAACAATCTCTCCGAACTGGCGTCCACCAAGGCCACCGCGCGCACCAACCTCGGGGCGTCCATCGACATCCCCGTGGGCACCGTCATGCTGTGGGCCGGATCCACCGTCCCTACGGATTGGCTCCAGTGCAACGGAGCGGCCATCAGCCAGACGACCTACGCGACGCTGTACACCGCGATCGGCGCGACGTTCAACACGGGTTCCCAGGGAGCCGGTGAATTCTGCGTCCCGAACCTGACGGCGCTGTCGAGCGGCAACGTCAAGTACATCATCAAGGCCGGACCGGCGGTGGCATGATGCACGAGAGCGAACTTTTGCTAGCCATCGGTCGCCTGGAAGGGAAGATGGACGCCCTGATCCAGATGCAACGTACACAGGAAGAGCAGATCAAGCTGCACGACGAGCGCCTTCGGGAGCTTGAGCACTCCAAGTCGTTCCTGATGGGCTTCGCGGCGTTGGCCGGGGCCGCCTCGTCGTTCCTGTTCTCCACCTTGAACAAAATGTTTGGAGCCAACTGACACATGCCACTGCAAATTCGACGCGGGCCCACCGCCAATCTGCCCGCAACGCCCGCCGAGGGCGAGCCGCTGTTCAACACCACGACCTCGGAGCTGCTCATCGGCACGGGCTCCGGAAGCGTGGCGATGGCCAAGAAGGTCCACACGCACCCGGTGGGGGACATCGCGACCACCGGCGGCACCGCCAGCGCGTCCACGTTCCTGCGTGGCGACGGCACCTGGGCCACCCCGGCCGGTGGCGGCGGGGCCTCGACGCCCTCTGGTATCACCTTCGCCAACCCCAGCAGGGTCCTCGGGTCACCGTCGTCGAACACGACCGGCACCGAGCTGTCGCTTGCGGCGCAGCTCACCATCAGCGGGACGACCATGGACGTCGTCGTGGCAGCCAGCGGTGGCCTTGAGAAGGTGTCGGGCCTGAAGATCGCGACCGGCGGCGTCGCGGAAGCGATGCTGGCGTCCAACGCCGTCACCTACGCGAAGATCCAGAACGTCTCGGCGACCGACAAGCTCCTCGGGCGCTCGACCGCCGGATCCGGCAGCGTCGAGGAGATCACCTGCACCTCGGCCGGTCGTGCCCTGCTGGACGATGCCGACGCCGCGGCCCAGCGGACCACCTTGGGTCTCGGCACCATCGCCACGCAGGCGGCCAGCAGCGTGACCATCACCGGCGGCTCGCTTGAGGGCGTTACGGTCACGACCGGAACGTACTCGTCCAACGTGAACGAGGCCATCATGCACGCCGTCCGCAAGGCGTCTGGCGGCACGATCAACAAGGGCGAGGTCATCCGAATCACCGGATCAATCGGTACCCATCTTCTGGTCGAACTTGCCGACGCCGACGTCGAGGCGACTTCGAGCGGAACCATCGGCATCGCCGCCACCACGATCACCAACTCGACCACCGGATACATGATGGTAGCCGGTGAACTGACCGGGCTGTCCAATGTACCGACTGGTTCGTTCGCCAACGGTGATGCCTTGTGGCTGAGTACGACTACCGGTGGATTCGCCACTACCCGACCCCCCCAGCCAGCCCACGGCGTATTCCTAGGCTGGGTGGTCGAGGCCAGTAACGGCTCTGCCGGACGAATCTACGTCAAGGTCATCAACTACTCGGAACTGAATGAACTGCATGATGTCCTGATTAACGGCGTTGGCGACAACCACTTCCTCGTCTATGACAACGCAACCAGCCTGTGGAAGAACGAGTCGCCGAGCACTGCCCGCACTAGTCTTGGTCTTGGCACTGCTGCGACTTCCAATACCGGTGACTTTGCGGCGGCCAGCCATACCCACGCCGCCGGGGACATTACCAGCGGCACGCTGGACATCGCCCGCATCCCCACGGGGACCACCTCCTCCACGGTCTCGCTGGGTAACCACACCCATGCGGCCTCGGCCATCACCAGCGGCACGTTGGACATCGCCCGCATCCCAAGGCCCGGCGTCCTGGTGCCGTCCACGATGTCGATGACGTGGTCGGATTTCACTGGTAGCAGCGTCGTTCCGTGGACGTCGCTCACCAGCGGCACCAGCGCTACCGTCACGTTCACCCAGAGCGGTGCCGATGACAACCCCGGATTGCTGACGTTCAGCACCGGGACAACGACTACCGGACGGGCCGGTGTCGGAAGCGGAAACACCGACGCGTTCGTGTTCGGTACACGCCCCCATGTGTTCTCGACGGCGGTGCTTATCGTGAGCAACCTGAGCTCCGCCGCCGATCGGTACAGCATGGAAGCCGGTTTTATGGATTCCCTTACCGGCGCGTTTACGTATGGAGCGTACTTCTCGTACACCGACAACGTGAGCAACGCAAACTGGCAGTGTACCTGTTCCAATGGCACGTCCAGCACGTCGGTGGACAGCGGAATCACCGTTGCCACAGGAACTTGGTACCGGCTGGAAATCGAAGTGAACGCCGCAGGCACTTCGGTTGTGTTCAAAATTAACGGCACGCAGGTCGCCAACATCAACGGCAGCATCCCAACCACCACCAGCAACCGTTTGGGCATCGCCGTCCAGCAGCGCAAGAACGGTGGTACGACAGGGACCACCGCTCGATCGAGCCGTTGCGACTACCTGCTGCATTACTCGGAGGTTAGCCGATGACATACGCAATTTTGGACACCAATCGTGTGGTCGTTGATATTGTCGCACACGAACCGTCGAACGTGGATTGGGTCAGGATCAAGCCCGGTGATGGATGCGCCATCGGCCGAATCTACAACGGATGGACCTTCGATGCCCAGAGATGGACTCCGCTTCAGTTCCTTGGTCGGTTCACCGAAGCCGAATTGGAAGACATCGAAATGCGTCGTCTTACCGATGCCGGGGTCCGCATGTTTTACCGTACCGCGTCGTTCGCTCAGGAAATCGTTTCCGATGACCCCAGAACCGTCGCTGGCTTGGATTACCTCCAATCCATCGGGATCCTGACGGCCGCCCGCAAGAATGCCATTCTGAACGGAGCCTGAGATGAACGAGAAGGAAACCTTCGAGCGCCTGCACACCGCCATGGCCAACATGCTGTTGGCCCGCATCGAGTCGGGTGAGGCGACCGCGGCCGACCTCAGTGTCGCCCGGCAGTTCCTGAAGGACAACGGGATCGACATGATGGCCAAGCAGGGTAACCCCATGCTGAAGCTGGCCGAGGTCCTGCCGTTTGACGCGGCTGGAGATGACATTGCCAAGTTCGCTTGACCCACGACTGAAGGACTTCCGGAACTTCCTGTGGCTGGTCTGGAAGCACCTCGGGCTGCCACAGCCCACCCCGGTCCAGTACGACATCGCCGAGTACCTACAGAACGGTCCCCGGCGCTGTGTCATCGAGGCGTTCCGCGGCGTCGGCAAGTCCTACATCACCTCGGCCTTTGTGACCCACCAGCTGCTGCTGCGGCCCGAGATGAACATCCTGGTGGTGTCCGCCTCGAAGCAGCGGGCCGACGACTTCTCCACGTTCACCCTGCGGCTGATCGAGGAGATGCCGGTGCTGGCCCACCTGCGGCCCAAGGAGACCCAAAGGTACTCCAAGGTGGCCTTTGACGTCGGCCCGGCTCCCGCCCAGCACGCCCCCTCGGTGTCCTCGAAGGGCATCACCTCGCAGATCACCGGCTCACGCGCCGACCTGATCGTCGCCGACGACATCGAGGTCCCGAACAACTCGGCCACCCAGTCCATGCGCGAGAAGCTGGCCGAGAGCATCAAGGAATTCGACGCGGTTCTCAAGCCCAAGGGACGCATCGTGTACCTGGGGACACCCCAGACCGAGTCCTCGATCTACAACCTGTTGCCCGACCGCGGCTACCAGGTCCGGATCTGGCCCGCCCGCGTCCCGGGACCCGAGCAGCGCGCCGCATTCGGCGACCGCATCGCCGAGATCATCTTACAGGAAGAGTCAGGGAAGCCCACGGATCCCCTCAGGTTCAACGAGCACGAGCTGATTGAACGTGAGCTGTCCTATGGCAAGTCGGGGTTCGCCCTCCAGTACATGTTGGACACCTCGATGTCCGACCGGGACCGCTTCCCGCTAAAGCTCGGGGACCTGATCGTCATGGACCTGAACCCCGAGCTGGCCCCAGAGAAGCTCGTGTGGGCCTCAGGGACCGACCTGGCCCACGAGAACCTGCCCTGTGTCGGCATGAACGGCGACCGCTACCACAAGCCCATGGCGATCGTGGGCGACTGGATCGCGTACACCGGGTCCGTGATGGCCATCGACCCCTCGGGCAAGGGCAAGGACGAGACCGCCTATGCGGTGGTCAAGATGTTGAACGGCAACCTGTACGTCACCGACGCGGGCGGCATCCCCGGGGGGTACTCCGAGGACACCCTGGAACGCCTCGCGATCGTCGCCAAGACCCAGAAGGTGAACCACATCATCGTCGAGCAGAACTTCGGCGGGGGCATGTTCACCGAGCTGCTGAAGCCGTACCTGGTCAAGCACCACCCCTGTGCCGTCGAGGAGGTCCGCCACTCGATCCAGAAGGAGAAGCGGATCCTGGATACCCTGGAGCCGGTCATCAACCAGCACAAGTTGGTCTTCGATACCGGAGTCGTACGTCGAGATTACCAGAGCACGGCCTCAAGGCCACTTGAGGTCGGCCTTCAGTACCAGCTCATGTACCAGCTGTCGCGCATCACGCGCCTAAGGGGGGCCCTAGGGCACGACGACCGCCTCGACGCTCTCGCCATGGCCGTTCAGTACTGGGCGCTACAGATGGCCCAGGACGCCGACAAGAAGATGGGGCAGCGCCAGGACCGCCTGATGGAGCGGGAGCTGGAAAGGTTTCTTGAGGGGGTCATAGGGGGGCCTAAGGAACGACCGCTGACGTGGATGTAAGTGCTACAATTGTGAGGAATTGTAGTCGTTCAGCTCCAAAGGTCGATATCTTGTCAGAAACCGTGCAGCTACCCCTTACGGCCACAGGCCGGAGGTCTGCATGGGGGAACTCTTTGGCGACGACGAAGCGTGGGACGACTGCATTGCCGAAATTCTTGCGGACATGGACTGTGGGTGACGGGTGATCAGGGTATGATCGCGGGGCAGACTCTTCTCTCCTCAGGCCCTTAGGCGATCCTCAGGACGCTTAAGGGCTTTTTCGTTGGGGTTGCGGCTATTTGGCGAAAAAATCCGAAGAGGGATTCGTTGTTGCTAGTCCCGCCGACGCCCCCCCCTGCCCCCCGGGGCCCGCCGGGGCAGCCCGGGGCCGGGCCCGAGGCCCCGCGGCGGACATCAAGTCCACCACGCACCTCGGCAGCCACAGCACCGGCGGCGTGGGTGTGGCTGCGGCCGTGGCGACGGGGCACCTGAGAGGGGCTCGTGGCGGCCTTAGGGCCAGGCCGGTGGGGGACAGGGGGCTGCCACAGGCCGCCGGGGCTCGCCGGGACCTTCCGGCCCTTGTCTGTCTTACACTGTTTTGAACCTGTGGCCTCACCAGAGGGCCGTGGATGCCCTAAGAGGCGTTCCGGCCGCCGGGGGCACCGCAGGTAGCCACGAGGCAGCCGAGCGGCTTCTAGAGGCACGGCGGGGCTCTGGCCGCATCCTAGTGTGGAGGGCCTCGGTGGCTGCCCAGTGTGGAGGGCCTCGGGGAGGGCCTCGGTGGCTGCCCAGTGTGGAGGGCCTCGGGGAGGGCCGTCCCTTGCCGGCAAACAAACAACCCGGCCAAGGG